TCCAAAAATCCGATATTCTTCATGAACCATTCCAAGTCGGCTAGGAGCCGCTGTTCACATTCAGGGCAGAGTTGCCTGGTATCGTCTCGTTCACGCCCGCAACGCAACAGTTTGCAGTCAGCCAATCGCACGCCTTCCAAAATCATGGTATGTTGATTCCGCACCGGTGCCCGAAGGCGTGCGATTAATGCCGGAACATGTCTAGTATACCGGTTGCACCCAACCTTGCAACCGGTATTGGATTAACGTCTCAAACAGTCTCCCGCTTCCGTTTTCTCTTCTCGGGATGAAGCAGGTAGTAGTTGCGTTCGTAGGCCGCCTGTTCCTCACGGCTGAAATGGTGGAATGTCGGACGATGCGCAAGCTTGTATCGGCGGTTGCATTCCAAGACTTGCTCACGGTGGGCCATCCGCCACTGTCGCGTGTGCTCACGTTTCCGTGCGAGCTGTTCCGCAGTAAGCTTGACCGGCTTTTTCGACGCTTTCGCCTTCTTCTTTCCGACTGGCGGCTTCTCAGACGGCTTGCGCCTACCACGACGAAGAACTGCTATGTCAACCGCGAACATTTTCATGATCTCGTCGGCGGTAGGCTCATTCATTCCGTTTGCTCCAATGATTTTGCAGTAGTCCTCTCGATCACGTACAACACGACGGCCTCATTATTGTCCAATGCCAGTGGGTTCGCTGCCGTGACGTTGATGATTTTCCACCCATCATCCAGATAGTCGATGAGTTTAGAATCATTCTGCACACGCACACCGTTACCGGTGAACTTCGTGTATACGGGGATTAGCTCATGTTCCATTATTTCGTCTCCCCGTCCTTGCCGCTAGCATTGTCCCAATCGCAGGAAAGACCGCCTCCCCCCTTGTAGACGTTGAACCTGATGCATGTCACGGCCCTACCGTCGTGCAACTCGATTCTGCACTCATTGACAGCGAAGTCGCCTCGCACATCAATGCAGTCACTACCGCCTTCAACATCGTCAGCATCCGCTTCGTTCTCGCATCCGGCCAGCGGGAAAACCATCGCTACGGCCATAAGCACGGCCATTAGCCCTCGTTGAATATTCTTGTTTCCTATCATTTCGTCTCCTTGATTTGCTTGATGATTCTCTCGTATGCCCGATGATGGAATATTCGCGCCCGTAAGACTGAACATGGTTTCCAATGGAATAACTCGACTTCACTGGCGTACACGGGTAGGAACCATTTATGACAGTCCATGCAGTACATCAGGTCGGAGTGGAACGTGACCTTCGGATGCGGATGATCGTATCCACTACCGCAGGATGCCGCGACGAAGCATCGTACTGAGTTTTCATCCTTGGTGGGATACCCGTACACATAATCCCGTCTCATTCCGTCACCGCATGTCGTTCCACTTCGAGTACTTCTTTCGCCCGGTCGATGTAGTCTTCCTGATATCCGCAGATTTCCCCGGCGTAATCCCACGCATCGTCTTCGTCCTTCGCCACATAGTCACTATCGACGCCATCCCATTCGTAGCTGTCCCAGCAGAGCCGTTTCGCCAAAGTCAAATCATCATCCATGCCACGCTCGTAAGCGTTGGCCTCGTCAAGTATGATGCTCAATTCGTCCTCTTTCCGTTCGCTTCGATCATGGCGTACAGCATTTCACTCGCCGGACGCCGCCTGTAGCTATTCCGCTTGTCTCCCATAGGACACGTCGTACAGGCATCTGAGCTTGTCCCCTTTGGTCGTGGGCACCAGCACTTGGTCGATGTCTCGCGGAATCTGGTGGCTCACGCGCAGTTCATCCGCAAGCTCAGGCGTGGTGACTAGATAGTTTTCGTCACCATAGAACGTCAGCCCGTGACCCGATTTGAAATCAGCCATGCATGACTTGACTTCATAGCAGGAGAAAGTGCCGAGTTCCACACTGCTTGGTTCGAGCACGTAGCCGGGCGTGAAAGGCTTGAATCCGATGTAGTCGATGCGCCTGTTCCGCGGTGTTCCAAGGTCGAAGTTAACCTCGCTAGCCCAATAGCTCACGCGATTCTTCAACCTCTTCTCGACCAGCTTGGACAGCATGGCGGTGGTCTCAGCCCTGCTCATTTCTTCCTCCTGAAGTACTTGTATTCATCGTGGTGAAACAGGAACAGGTGAAGTCTCCACACCTTGACTGCCAACAATCCCTTGAGCGTGATCGCATACCCGCCATGGACACGCTTCATGAGCTTCCTATCGGCCAATGATTCAAGCTTTCGGGGAACCTCTTGGTTCCCCACTTGCTGGCTCCAGATGCGGCTCATTCCCTCAGCGATATACAGGCAACACATGTCCTTGTCGTATTGGCTAATCATCATTAGCCTCCATCTCAAGGATGTAGACGTTCGTCGCGGTAACGGCGTTATTCCGCAATTCCGTTGGTGGCATGGTATCCACCCGCAGAATCTTCCAACCCTCGTTCAGCAACTCTTCAAACACACCCATATTCATCAAGGTGCGCTCATCGCCGTAATCACTCCAAAAAAGTGGGCAAACCTTGTACCGTTTATTCATTTCGCGTCCTCCTTCATGAAGACAATCCAGTGTGTTCCCGTGCGGTTCGGCTGTTTGTTGCCGAAGAGTGGCTTGTGCGCTGTGAGCTTGAGAATCTGCGATACGGGTATCTGCGTTTCATTCCACTTGAAAATCAATATTTGATTATCGGATTGTCAGACCGGATGACCGACTCCAAATCGGCATAGGCTTCTTCCGCATCCTCTCCCGGCGCTGGTTCAATGTCGGCAAGGATTTTCCTCCGCTGGTTCTCGCACCAGTCGATGATCTCGTTCAACGTCTTGTCTTTTTCACTCACGTTCGTAGCCATTGTTATTCCTTACTGCTCTTATCGTTCTTATCGTCATGGTCGAAAATGCATACAAACACGCCCAACAGCATGAGCACGCAGAGTATCGCTATCACACCCAATGTGATGACGATAAACACGCTTGAAATATTCCAGCAAACATCAGCCAGACTCATGATTTCTTCTCCTTGCAGTCCAAGCATTTGAGCATTCTCACAGCCTCACCGCGAGTGGCCCAGCCGGACGTGAACAGTCGATTGGATTCTTCATCGGTCCTATCCGCGAAGCCGCCGCCATGCGCCCTGCTCCATGCGTCGCCATCATTCGTTTCCGGAAACCACCTGTTCACAGTGGTTTGCCGCCCGGTATCGAGGTTCGTGGACACGATCACCTCTTCGCGGTGGACATATCCGATGCAATAACCGCAATGGGCGCAGTAGACCTCTGCATAACCGGGTTTAATGAAGCCGAGTCTCACGCACATCATTCATCCTTCTTCTGCTCGCAGAATTGTCTTATCGCACTCTCGGCGTCGTAATAGCGTGCGACAGCGCGTATCCACGAGTTGAACGCATCTTCGGCAGTCTGACAGACCTCGCCTTGAAGACACTTCAATACGCACTCGTACCGGTAGACGGTATGACGTGGAT